CACCGAGCACGCGGGCGCGCTCGCGTTGGAAGAATGCAATGAGTTCTGGCCCATTCACCGGCGGCACCGGAATGGTGTCTTGAATCGTGGCGCCCTGGAACTGTGGCGTCGGCCCACCGAGCCGCCGTGCCCGCTCGAGCGCTTGATAGGCCAGCTCCGGCCCGCTGACGCCAGGAATCGGCGTCGTCTGCTGCGCGGTCGCTCCTTCGAGCCGCGGCACGACGAGCGGCACATACCAATTCGGGTCGACGAGATACCGGGCGAACACCGGCTCGCTCGGGTCGAAATCATAGGGCTGCTGCGAGATGAGCACCGCGACGTCGGCAAGGTACGACAACTGCACGACGGCCGCACGAATCGTAAAGTAGCGAATGTCTGGTTGCAGGAACTGATACGTCGGCGCGATCGTCGCGCCATCGAATTGCGGGCGCGGACCGACAAGCAGGCGCGTGATGTCGCGGCGGTCCATGGTGAACCACGCATCAGGCCGCGTCGTGACCGGCGGAATTGGGAATGTCGCCTGCGACGTGGCCCCGTCCGTTTGGGTCATCGGCCCGCCGAGTAACCGTACCCGCTCACGCTGAACGAAGGCGACCCACTCCGGCCCGCCGACCGGCGGGACCGGGAACGTCGCTTGCGCCCCGTCGAACTGTGCGCGTGGCCCGGTCATCCGCCGCGCGTCCAGCAGCGCGGCGCTGCCGAGGCCGAACCATGCGTCGGGGACGATCGTCACCGGCGGCACCGGGAAGGTTGGCTGCACCGTCGCGCCGGCGAATTGTGGCGCCGGGCCGGTGAAGGCCGTCGCGCGGGTCGCTGGTGTGAGATAGGCGAACTCGAATTGGTTCGGCGGGAAGAGAGACGTCTGCGCCGTCGTGACTGTGACGCCGAGAAACTGCGGCGTCGGTCCAGTTTGCATCAAGGCTCGAGTCGACGGCACTTGATAGGCCAGCTCCGGCTGATTCGGCGCGAAGATATAGGTCTGCTGCGCCGTCGCGCCCGTGGTCTGGGGCGCCGGTCCCCCGAGCTGCCGGACGCGCTCGCGTTGCAGGAAGGCCGTGAACTCCGGGCCGCTCACGCCAGGAATCGGCGATGTCTGCTGCGCGGTCGCACCATCGAATTGCTGCTGCGGCCCGACATTCCAGCCGTCCACTGTCGTGCGGTTTGGATCGTTGACGTAGTACCGGAATTCTGGTAACGCGACCGGGAAGATGTAGGTCTGCTGGACTTCGGCGCCGAGATCAATTTGCGCTTTCGGCCCGGTCAGGCGGCGGTTGACATCGTCGTAGGCCGCCGAGGTCCAATCAAACCACGCGTCCGGTCGCGTCGTGACGGGCGGTACCGGGACGGTCTGTTGCTTGGTCGCGCCGTCGAGTTGCTGCGCGGGACCGATATTCCACCCATCGGTGGTCGTCCGATTCGGATCGTTCGTGTAGTAGCGGAATTCCGGTTGCGGGACCGGGAAGAGGTACGTTTGCTGCGCCGTCGCGCCATCCAGTTGCCGCTGCGGGCCGGTCATCCGCCGCGCGTCGATCAGGGCGGCACTGCCGGTCCCGAACCAGGCATCCGGCACCGCGGTCACGGGCGGTACGGGGAACGTCGCTTGAATCGTGGCGCCCTGGTCGATCTGTGCGCGTGGCCCCGTGAGCGCGAGCGCGCGGGACGCGGGCACGAGATACGCGAATTCTGGTTCGTTCGGCGGAAAGATGTAGGTCTGCTGCACCGCGATCGTGACGCCAAGCAACTGCGGTGCGGGTCCGGTTTGCGCGAGCGCGCGGATCGCCGGCGCGAGATAGCTCAACTCCGGCTGATTCGGTTCAAAGATATAGGTCTGTTGTCGCGTGGCTCCATCGAATTGCGCGATCGGCCCGCCGAGTAACCGCGCGCGTTCGCGCTGCTGAAAGCTGATCGCTTCCGGCTGATTCGGCGGAAAGATGTAGGTCTGCTGAATCGTGGCGCCGTCGAATTGCTGCTGCGGACCGACGTTCCAGCCATCGGTCGTTGAGCGATTCGGATCGTTCAGATAGTAGCGGAACTCGGGCTGATTCGGTTGGAAGATATAGGTCTGTTGATTCGTCGCGCCTTGATCAACTTGAGCGCGTGGTCCCGTGAGGCGGCGGTTCGCGTCGATGAACGCCGACGCCCACCAATCGAACCACGCATCTGGCCGTGTCGTGACGGGCGGAATCGGGACGGTCTGCTGCTTGGTCGCGCCATCGAGTTGCTGATCCGGCCCCATGTTCGCACCGCCAAGCACCGTGCGATTGGGATCGTTCACGTAGTAGCGGAATTCTGGTTGCGAAACGGGAAAAATGTAGGTCTGTTGATTCGTCGCGCCTTGATCAACTTGATTGCGCGGTCCGCTCATCCGGCGCCAATCGAGCGCGAGCGGATACCACTGCGCGGGCACAAATCCGGTGACTTGATGCACGATCCCTGCGACCGTCGCAGGGATCAGGGAGTCATCGAAGAGCCCGCGTTTGTCGATGGCTTCATCGAATAATCCGCGTCGTGTGACAGCGGAATCGAATTGGCCGGGTGTCTGCGGCATCGTCTCAGAAGCTAATTACGACCGCATACCCCAACCCGCCAACGCCACCCACGCCACCGAGGCCGCCCGCACCGGCTCCGCCAACGCCGCCGCCGCCACCACCGCCACCGCCGCGTCCGCCCGCACCACCAGCGCCGCCAGCGACCGTGGTGGCGACGGTTGATCCGCCGCCACCACCACCTGCGCCGCCGATCAAAGAAGACCCTGCGGCACCCGCCGTCCCGGCTGTTGGAGCGCCGCCCGATGTGCCGACCGCCCCACCGCCGCCGGTGACATAGGAATTGCTCGCGCCACCGGCCCCGCCGTTCACAACGGCTGGCACGGCCGTGTGCGATCCGCCCGCGCCGCCACCGCCGCCGCCATACAGCGATGACCCGCCAAGCGATGACGCGGTCGGCGTCGTGTCAATCCCAGCGCCCCCGGCCCCGCCGTTCTCCGCATTGGCCGTGGTCGTCGTGCCGACCGATCCCGTGACGCCTTGTCCAGACACACCGTTCGTCGCCGCCGTGGGCAAGCCACCTGTTCCGGCCGATGTGCTGCCGCTACCCCCAGCACCGCCCGTTCCACCACCCCCGCCGCCGCCCGTGACCACACCCGTGATGGCACCACCCGCACCACCCCCGCCGCCGTAGGCCAACAATGTCGTGCCGAATGATGTCGTGCCGCCGACACCACCCGCGTTGCCAGCCGCGCCCGTGGCACCGACAGTGCCAGACGCGCCTGCCGAGCCAATCGTCACGGTGACGGTCGCGGGTAAATCCGCCGCGACGTATCGCGTTTCCGCATAAGCGCCGCCACCACCGCCACCGCCGCCTTTGGCGACGGCCGCGGTGGCTGATGATGCGCCACCGCCGCCACCGCCGCCACCGCCCCATATCTTCACGAGCGTGACTTTCGGAATGAAGCTCGTCGGCTTGGTCCATGTATTCGCGCCGCTCGCCGTGAACACTTGCACGTCGATCGCATACGCCGCCGCCGAATAGACGCCCATGTTTGTGTCGTAATGAAACCAGACGCCATCGCGGTAGATGAGATGTTCGCCGGGCAACAACGTGCAGCTCACATCTGGGAAGAGCGTGGCGTTGGCGTTGAATTGCACCGTCACGATGTCAGATAACGTCGCGTGCGTATTCGTGATGGCAAGGTATTTGATGTTGCGGACCGTCGTCGCGGCCGGCGCGGCGACGATATCCGTCGTCGTGGCTGATGAGATCGCGGTGTTCGTCTTGCCCGGCGTGAAGGCATCCGAACCGGTGCCTGGATTCAAATCATCGACCCACGAGGCATGGACATTGAGCGTCGCGGCCGTGGTCGTGATCAGTTGCAGCTTATCCGTCGTCAATGCGAGATTCAGCATTACGTCATCCTCTGCTGCTTCGAGATCACGCCATGCTGCACCGAGACCGCCGCGGTCGGCGCAGGGGCGAAACTACACACGAGCGCGAACCACGGCGCCGTCGCTCCGACCCATTGCGCCGTTTGCTTGGTCGCATCGCTATTGATGAAATGTTCGACATACAAATCATCAAAGGTCGTGTTGTCAGTCTGCACTTCGTTCGTGACGTGCGTCCACGCGATATTCGTCCCATCGGTGTAATTCGCATTGGGCGCGGTGTCACTCGCCACACACCCGAAAAAGATTGATTGGTTGGCAGGCGCCACCGTCGTTGGACCGACCGATGGATTCGTGCTTGACGTTTCAGCGGTCAAACTATTTTGCACAATGTCGCCGTTGTAACTCGTCGGCGTGTTATTGCCAGTCACGCGGACCACGACGAGTGTCCCACTCGACGTGCCCCAATGCGCCGTCACGATATAGGAACTGAGTCCAGTGCCAACGGTGATATTCTCGAAGACCCACACCGACAACCCTTCAATCCCGCCGCTTTGTTGACTGCCGACTTGTGTGGCCGTATGGCCAGCGGAATCAGTCGGGGCTGTGTGGGATGGCAACGTGCCAGCTTCAGTGGCGACGAAGACGACGATGAGATCTCCGACGTTTGGCGACGTCGTGAAGACGGTCGCCGCGAGCGTCGTCACGGTGGAGCCGGTCTTTCCCTGCTGGACTTCCGCGACGGCAAGACCCATGACTTAGAACGTGACCGACAGTCCCCATGAGAATGTCTGGTCAGCGCCACCATGATCAGTAATAACTTGCGTGCTCGTGTCGTAGGTGTATCGTGCGACACCGCTGACTGTCGTCAGAATGTGGCCAATGCGAACAAGTGCCGCCAGTCCGTCCCAACTCACGGCAAAACCTGGCAGACCGCCACCTTTGACGGCTCCACTCAAGATGTGAGCGTATGAAAGCTGCTCCCATGTCGCGCCGCTATCCAATGACCGCTGCAGTTGGACGTCGAGTTCGTGGACACCATCGCCGATGGTTTTCCAGTCAGATGACAGAATATTCACTGTGAAATCACGAGGAGCACCACCAGAGATCGCTTGACTCGCACTTGGCGTCGCCATCGAACTTTGAACAGACTCTGGGATGACGGTAATTGTCGTTGCCATTATTTACCCCGTTTGATTTTGGCAGCCAGCTTCTTGAGCACCGCGATGCACGGATCACGGCGCGGTTTTGTTTTGGCCATTGGTATCACCTTACTGCGATTGTAACCATGCGATTGGCACGACGATGCCAGACGAGAGCACGATGTAGTTCGGATCGTGTTCGTAGGATTCACGCAACCGACGATTGAAATCGTCGAACGAGATGCACGACTGGCCAGGAAACTTCGCTAGCATTTTCGCTTGAAGCTGCGCGCAGATCGGCCGTGCGCAGAGCCAGCCATCATGGCGCGCGCAATACCCGCGCCGCTCGCCGCTGCCAGGGTGATATTCCCAACTGAACTGGCAATGACAACACTGCCGCCCTTCGCCTTCGACCTTGCGGCCGGCGGCGTCGGCCGTGACGAAATAGTTGCCCGGTTTGTGTCCGCGGATCATGTCTGGCGCCCGCCCTCGACGCGGATCTTTCGATTGACGCGCCATTCCCGCACCCGCTTATCCGTGTGCATCCGCATCACTTCCAGGTGTGCCGCCTCGGGGAGTTGCATCCAGAGCAACGGGTTGTCGTGCCACTCTTCTCGGGGGATGATGGGTTGCCCTTGGGTGGGGCATTGCGCGCAGCAGAAGCGGCGTTCGCCGTGGGGATTGGTGGGCGTCCCGCAAGGGGCGTCGTTGTACTCGTCAGTCTGGAGTTTCTTGTCCATCCGGTCGTGGTTGTCGCAGCAGGCCATACAGTTCCTCGTTCGGCGTCCGGCGGCGGTAGACTACGCGCATGCCTGATATCTCTCGTGCGTCGTCGCCAGTGTTAGGAGCCACCTATCGCGTCCGCGCGTGGCAGCTCATTGTGACGGTCGAATGTTTGAAGTGCGACACAGGGTCAATCCTGACGTTGATTAACACGATCGAAGCCACGTGCCCGCATTGCGGGGCTCCGTTTCAATGCGGCGGCATGAAGTGGGACGGCACGACGCCGCTGCCCCCACCGCCGCAGTTCGCCATCGCGGTCGGCTCGGCGGCGCGCGGCGCCACCGAGCACTGATTGCGCGGATTACTCGTCGAAGTAGATCGACCAGTTCAGGACGTCGGAGCCCTGCGCGAAGGTGGTGTCGAGCCGAATGCCGAACAAGGTCGTGTTCGTGACGGCCAGCTCGCCGCCGGGAATGGCGACCCAGCGATAGCCCCCGCGCATGTGGAAGCCCCAGCGTCCCAGCTCGACGCCGTTCGCCCCCGCAGCCGTTTGCGTATTGGCGGCCGTCGTGTTGGACGCGCCCGAGTGTGGGTCGACAGCGGAGGCGACGACTGCGTTGGTCCAGGTGCCGGCGGTTGTTTGCCGAATGGCGCGAATGGTGTAGGTGTTGTCGGCGCTGTTCGCGGCCGGACCCGCTTCCCACTCGTAAATCTTCGGCGCGGCGAACGGCGCGGCGGGATTGTCGATCTTGACGTTCCCGGCCGTCGCCGCCGTCGAGTTCATGCCAGGACCAATCGACGACAGAACGTAGCGAGCCATGCTTGTCTCCTTCTACCTGCCCAGAAACCTGACCGAATGCGTTAGCCGCTGACCGTGATCTGGCGTCTCCACTGGAAGAGCCGGTCGCCGACGACGCGCGTGACGTCGATCAGGCCGGTCATCGTGACCTTGTAGGTCGATTCCTTCGTGCGCGTGTACGGCAGCAGGATGCCGTCCATGCTGTAGGCTTTGTAGATCACGAGCACTTCGAAGAGCGTCGTGGCCAAGCGCTGCCGCGACGTGAGCACGACGCAGGTCGTGAAGACGGACTGCAATGCCGTCGCATCACCGCCGTAGAACAGCTGCTTGTTGGCGTCGAGCACCGTGTTCACGTTGTCAAACGCCAGCAAGAGCGTGGCGTAGGTGCGCTCCATGGCTTCGAACTGCAGGGAGCACGTCTCGGTGTCCACGTACACGTCCACCGGGTTCAGCGATTGCTCGACGATGATCGGTTTCTTGTCCTGCTTGTAGGTGAAATTGGCCGGGTTCGTCGTGTACCCCGCCTCCGTCCCCGTCGACGGCACACCGTTCGCGTCGATGACTTGCAGCGTCGGCGGGATACCGCTGGCCGGGGCCGTACCCCCGGTCCAGATTCTCGCAGGGCCGATCTGAATTGCGGCGGGATTCTGAGCCAATTTATGCCTCCACGCTCACGATTACTTCTTCGTCGCCGCTACGGTCCCGTGCGTGATGGGCGGACCGGGCGCATCGCTGGGCCGGACGAAGTTCGTCAACATCGGCACGAATTCGTCGGGGCACTCGAACTCTTTGCCGACCGTGTACAACACGCCGGCGTGTAAGACTTCGCCGTTGAAGACGACGACTTTCATCGCAGTGACAACGTGACGCTAGTCACGTTGCTCCAGCTGATTTGCACCAAGCCGTTCGCGTCGCTGAACCGGTTCGGCGGAAAGGGGCCGACGAGCATTTCGGCGCTGCCGGCGACCGTCACGGCGAGATCGTGGCCGGGCGTGCCGGCGACGCCCATGCTGCACTGCGCGCCGCCAGGGGTCGCCGATCCGCCGGCCGCTGCCACGAAGGTAGCGACCGTCGAGGTCGCGCCGTTCTTGATATGCACGACTTCGGCGCCGCTGTTCTTGAACGCATCACCGGCCGCCGTGCCGCCGGCATCTGATGCTGCCGTGCCGGCCAGCGAGGGGAGCTGGCGTGTGAGCGTGACCGCCTGATAAGCCATTCGTTCCTCTCCCTACTCAAACGTCGTCACGAACATTTCCAAGAACGCGCCTTTCACGAACGGAAACTCGATGCCGGTCGCGGGCCCGTGGATCAGCGGCGTGAATTGCTCGTTGCCGCAAATCACCACGTCGAACTGCACGCCCACGAGCGCCGGATTCGCCGCTTCGGCCGTCAGATCCGCTCGGTCGGTACTGAACTGCCGCAGCGCCCAGGTGTAGCGTTCGCAGCCGATGGTGATCGCGCGTTCGTCGTCGCCGGCGATCGTGATGGCGGCGACGATGCGCCACCGGATGGCATCCGCCGTCGAGTCGATCTGCTTCTGCCCGCTCTGGCCGACCAACTCGATCGTGGGATACCCGTCGAGTGACTGCTTCTCGAAGTCGTAGATGGCGAACGGCGGTTTGGTAGCGAGCCCGTCCTTGGCGGCCAAATCGGCAATGACCAGCTTGGCGGCGAGCCCGACGTCGAACCGGGCCTTCAACCGCGCTTTGACTTGGCTCGCTGATTCCACTCAACATCTCACTGGCCGATCGTGTAGCCGTAGATCCACGCTTTCAGCAGCGGCGTGTAGTCGCTCACTTTGGGCGTCGGCAGAAACGGACGCGCGGGCATCCGATCCGTCCCGTGCTGGTGGTACGCCGCGTACGGAACCGAGGTGCCGACGATGCAGGAGGTGGCCGAGGGGATAAAGATCCCGTCCGCGCCCACCCCACCGGACCACCGCACGGAATTGCGCAACCGACCTTCCCGCACGAGAATCGTCGTGCCGGGAAAGTGCCGCATCTTCCACGACTCGTAGTCCGGCGACAGCGGCTCCCACGGGCTCTGGCGCTCGACGTCCGCCTCGAGATCGAAGCCTTCCTGCACGAGGCCGAAGTACTTCGGCGCGAACACGTCCTGCCAGAACGGTGTCAGGTCTTGGACCTTCGTGCGAATGGCCGCGAGGCCCGCCGCGACGGTGTCCAGCCCTTTCACCTTGAATGACAATGCGATGGGCATCAGAACACCTGACTCATGCGCGCCCGTCGACTGAGCGGCCAGTTCTCGCCGTCGTGCTCGGTAAACTGATCGCTGTCCGGAACCGTCAGCAGAATCGAGGGCTTCAGCACGGCCTTGCTTGTGCGCGGCCAGTCGGCCAACTCGAAGGTGCCGGCCGCCGTGCGATCGCGCAGGCGCGCCAGCCGCCCGTCGAAATCTTTCTGCGCCCGGTCCGCACTCTTCACCGCGGCATCGCCGCCGACCGCCGCCGCCCGCGCGTTCAGGATTTTGGCGATCACGCCACCCGCGACGATGCTCCGGTAAATCGGAAACGAAATCGGCAGTGACGTCTGGCTGATCGTGACGGTCGGGTCGTAGCCCAGCGCGATCAACTCGGCCATGAACTCGGCTTCCATGTCGTCGATGAACGCACTTGCGGCGTCGGTCGACGGCTTGCTCGTCTCGCTCAGTGGGAGCTGCGGCAACCGAAGTTGGACGTCGTCGAGGGTGATGTGCTGGGCCATCGGTCCTTACTTCATCTCTCGCACGCGCGGCTGGAAGTTCGGCTGCCAGGGCGCGGCGCCGGGAGCGGCCGGGGCTTCCGCCGGTTTCTGTTCGACCTGCAATGAGGCCAGATACGCCCGCCACGCCGCGCTGTCCTTGGCGGCATAGCCATCGGGCGGATAGGTGGCCTTGTCGTAGCCGGCGTCGACGTATTCCTCGAAGGTCGGGCCGTCGTCGTTCAACGCCACGACTTGCGGCTTGCCGGCCGGCGCGGGCGTCTCCGTGAGCTTCGCGCTTTTCGGTGGCGGCACGAACAGCGGCACCGGCCGCAGCGGCGTCACGACGCCGGCGGGAATCTTGGCGAGTGTGGCGTCGTCGATGTCGATGGCCACACCGGCGGGATAGTGCGTGCCGTCCAACTTCAGGTTGGAATTGACGAGCACGCGATGCAACGGGCGTTCAACGGTTTCGACGGCGTCTGTCATCGACTCACTCCTTCGGCGGCTTCGGCGGTTGCGGCGGCGTGAACGCATTCGGCGGCGTTGTTGTCGGCGGGACCGGCGTGGACGTCACGCCTTTGTCGGCCATCGTGTGAATGCCGTCGCTCGGCGGCGGCACCACCGGCGTCCGCATAGGCGTGCCGGGCGGCAGCGTAAATGTGTCGCCCGCCGGCGGCGCGATCGGCGGGCGATTGCGCGACACGAAGCCGCCGAGCGAATCCATTTGCGGCGCCGCTTGTGGTGGCGCGGCGACCGCTTCGGCGGCCGACTCGGGCACGACCGGTTGCGACGGCGCGTCGATGCGCCGCACGATGTCGGGCGGGAGTACATCGATCAACGCGTCGTCGAGTTCGATCTCGGCGCCCGGTTGATATTGATTCAACGCGCGCTGGACACGCACCCACGCCATGACAGAACCCCCTAAGCAACAACGACCGGTGCGAGCAGCGCTGCCGCGCACCGGCCGTCAATCGGATCGGCGAGCTGCGATTACGCGACAGCGGCTTTCACGAGATACGCGAGCGTCGCGGCCACGATCTTCTCGTCCTGCTTCTCGGTGACGCGGATGACGTCCACATCCCGCTTGTCCTCGCGGTACCGGAACACGCGCAGGTCTTCCTCGCGCATCTGGTAGCCGAAGCTCGCGCGCTTCAGCGAGGGGGATTTCTCGGCGTAGAACAGCAGGGTGTCCTTGCCCCACACGTCCGTGAGCACGTCGGTCGCGCCTTCCTTGCTGGTCCGTCGCAGGACGGCGCCGACGAGCACTTCCTCGACTTCGAAGACGGCGGCGAGGAGCTGCGCGGTGACGATGGCCCGCTCGGTGTACTTGATGATTTCCTTGATGAGCGGGTGAATCTTCAAGGACTCGAACACCTGGAAGCCCATGACCTGCCGGTTCGGGCGATAGCCGGTGGCCGCGAAGATCGTGGTGCGCGCCAGCTTCACGTCCGCGAGCGGGTCGCTGTTGATCTGGTCGCTCCACTGCGAGGTGCCGGCGAGCGTGGTGTTCTGCGCGATGTTGGCCGTGGCCATGACGAGGTCCACGATCCGCTTCTCGCGGTTGTTCAACACCATGTCGGTCACGATTTCGGTGGTGTCGACGTCGAGATCGAGAGGCGCCGCGGCGTTCTTGCGCTCCTGATCGTCGATCTCGCCCTCGAGACCGTACTGTTGGGCGAGGTAGTTGTCGGTCGTCACGTTCCAATCGATTCGGTTGTAATCCGACCGAGGAGCGCGCTTGCTGTCCGGCACGTCGAACCGGGACTTGTCATAGACCCAGAACGAGGCCGACTCGCGGACGACCGGCACCGGCGGCAACACCATGTCCGCCAGATACCCGTCAGGTGCAGGTTGAAACTGCACGCTGATGCTGGTCAGCAGCGGGTCGTACTTGACTGCGGTAATCAGAGGCATCGGCGAAACTCCGAACGTCTCGATTCGTGATGACGGTGGCCCCCGCGCCGTGCCCTCCGGGCCTTCCAAACGTGGCGCGTGCCCGCCGCCGAAGCTAGTTAGAACTGCGCGCCGATGACGACGAGGACTTCGATGATCTCGCCGACCGTCGCGCTCGATGGCTCGAACGCGATGGCCCCGATGTAGTCGTCGACGCTGGCCACGTTGCCCATGCCTGCGGCGCCGGGCTTGAGTGGCGAGCCGACGACGATGGGCGTGCCGGTGCCGTCGACGGCGAGCTTGGAGAACCCGCAGATGCGAACCACCGCGCCTTTCTGCAGCTTCGGCTTGTTCTGCAGAATCATCGCGCCGAACGTCGACGCGGTGACCTGCGCGACGCGGGCCTGCGGACCGGTCGCCACGCCGGCCACCGGACCCACGAACGTGAACTGATAGCCGTTGGGCGCGGCGCCGTTCGCGCCGGAGTAATCGGCGTTGGCTTCGAAGGTGACGTCGAGCGGCATGCCGCGACCAGAGACTCTCATCGTCGTGCTCCTTTAACAGCGATTCCGGTCCAAACCCGTGTCGCGGTCAGTGCGTGCGGTATTCGTCGAGGTACGCCGCCGCCGACTCGGCCTGGAGCCGGCTGGCCATGATGAGCGCGTCGCGCAATGGGAGCCGCTTCTCCTTGGCGAGCCGCTCGGCGGTCTGCTGCAGCGTGTCGATCGCTTCCTGGCCCTCGGTCTTGTCGGACTGCAGGCCCGATCCGTGCTCGTAGCCGAGCTTCACGAGGGTCGGCTGTTGGTCGGTCATCTTGACCCACGAGCGGAACGAGGTCAGGTCGGTTGTCTCGGCCTTGCCGAACTGCTCGGTGGCCCAATCGCGCGTGACTTTCGTGATTTTGCCGGCCTTCGAGAGGCGATCGAGTTCGTTGTGCATCTCGTTCAGCCGCATGCGCTTCTCGGCGGCGGCGGCCGCGTCGGCCATGACGCCGAGCTGCGTCGAGAGACTCGTGACCTGCCCGCGCAGGTTCGCCACTTCGGTCGCCGAAATCACGACCGAGCCAGCGGGCACGGCACGCTCGGCGATAGCCGCGATGGCGTCTTCGCCGATCGTGACTTTGTTGCCGCTCAGGTCGGTGAGTTCGAACGTCTTCATGTGCCTCTCCCGTGTGAGGTTCGTGCCTGGGTTGTACGTCTTCGGTAGCGGGTGGTCCTGCGTGCCGATGTCCGTCTTCGTCACGGCGGCGTCTGGCGAGGCGTGCACGCCTTTGTGCAGCGTTTCGTTCTGCT